GAGCCTGACATCAGTGACAACGCGGCATCCATGTCGCTGCCGCGTGAAGAAGAGGCTACATTTCTCGGATAACGCTCATCCTTGAAGGGTTTGAGGTAGACCTTGTCGTAGCGGAAGAAGCCCGTCGAGACGCCCATGGTCCCAAGCATGTCGACGTCATCCAGGTACTCGACGATGCGTGATTCGGGATCAAAGTCATCAATGCCGACGATCTGACATGAGGCCCGCGATTGATCCTCGCTGCCACCCATGAAAGAACCCTTGATGCTGTGACTCTCGAAGGGAATGTCCATCGAGTAGAAAGCAGCAGGTGCGCGGATCGCCAATGGTTCAATGACACCGTTGGTGTTGAACGACTCGAGTTGGTCAGAGTCGCCAGTAACGATCGGGAACGTCAGAATTTCCTTGTCAAGGTACGAAATGTGTTCTTGTGCCTCCAGGAAGCGCACTGGGTTGAACAGGTCGAGGTCCCCGTAACGTGGGTCCGGGAAGAAGTTCTTGTCTTCACCAAAGTTGTTCTTGCGAAGCACGTGCCCGGGCTCACCAGCGTGAATCTTGACGAGACCAGCGTCAAAGTGTTTCATCTGTGTCAGCTCAACGCCCTGACGGTAACCGTCGATTTGCGACGTATCGTGGCCCTGCTGCACAGCAGTGGCGATCGTGTCAATCTTATTGACAATCATGCCGTTAATCAAAACTGATGCGCTGAAGTATGTGTACTCGTACTTGACGTTGGACTTAGCAGTGACGAGAGGTCCCTCATCGAACCAATCGGGCTCCTGAAAGCCTGGATTTCGGAAGAAGTTCAGGTTGACGCCCATTTTAGTATTTCCTTATGATGCCGGTCACTTGCTGCACCAGCAACACGTCGCGGATGCGGCTGCGGTCTTCTTCGCCGAGATAAATCTCGGAGGAGAGGTGTTCCAACTTTGCACGCTCCAACATGTGCGACTCGATGGTGAAGTTGGTCCCCTTGAACCGCGTCTTGCGGGGAATCAATTGCTCGATGAAGGTTCCCAGCGTCTTGTCGAACCACCTGAAGAACTCGAAGAAGTCCTGAAAGTTCAGCCTACGGGTGATCCTGTTGAAGTATACGTTACGCAGGTGATCGAGGTTCGGGTAATCAGGTGAATACACCAGCTCCGGTGCGCCCAAAGCGTTGTCCAGTGCATCGAAGGTGGAAAACAGAGTGACGATGTCGCGGTTCAAGGCGTCGACCAGTGAAAACTCAATGCTCAGCCGCGTGTCGTCGGTCGGGCGCTCGCTCCTGACGATCTCGTGAACGGGTGCCACCGATGCCCAAGGAGTTGCGTCAACCAGGTCTTGATTCTGGTAGCCTCGAACGCGGATCTTCTCGTCTGTTGCTGCCTCGTCAAAGTAAGGCGACAGGTAGGAGTGATCAAAGATCTCGCCCACCACCGAATTGACGCCCGGTGGAAAACCAGATCCTGTCAAGTGAAGGCCATTGAGCGAGAAGTCGATGAAGGTGATGCTGCCCGAGATTCCCATTGAGCTCGTCACCGCCGCGCGATCCACCTGTTTCTGCAGTGCATCAATGCGGACGCGGTTCCAGGAGCCCGTGCTCGTCTGGTTAAAGTTGTAGTTGACCAGCGGGTTCTCAACGCCCAGTGACTTGTAGTTTCGAGTGTGCTCACGGAACTCTGCGTCGGACACGGCCTTTGACCAGAATCGAAGGTTAGACGCACGACCAGTAAATGCCGTCGTCCGGGCCTCCTCAGGGACTGCTAGAATATCTGCCAAAAACAGACTGCTGGATACTGAAGCCTGGTTTTCGCCAATTGCTAGGTAGCTGCCAGACGGTGCCTCGAGCGTGATGGCTTGCCAGACATTTGCTTCTCCAGCAGGATTCTCGAGGAAGAAGCTGCTGGTGCTGGCGAACCAAGTGACATCACCATCGTTCTGTGTGGCAACGCGGAGGAAGTAGCTCGAGGAAACGTTAGACTTCACCTCGTCGTTGCGGTAGCGACCGAACGAGATGTTCCAACGATCGTAATTGAAGATGCCGCCTGGTGGCAGATCGATCTCCATGCGCAGCAGCGGTGACGTCGATGCATTGCCAGGACGTACGTAGAGCAGGACCTTGGGATCAAATGACGACGAGATTGCCAGCAGGTTGGCCACAAAGCTACCTGACGTGCCCGGAGCGTCACCGACCGCGAGGCGAGCCAACGACTGTGTCGCAGACGTCATCAGTGCAATGTTCTGAGGTGTGAACTTGAAAATGCCCTCAACGGTCCACGAGCCGCTCGTCAGCAGCCCATCGTTCTGATTCTGCGAAATGCCATGCGGCGGGTAGAGGTCCTGCTGAACCATCGAGCCCGCGGGTTTGGGAAATCCGACCTCAACACGTGATGCTGAAAGAAAGGGAGACGTTGCCAATGATGAGGTGACGAACTGCACCATGGCGCCAGAATCGAACTTGCGTTCACGGGAGAATGACAGTGGGCGTTCAGTGGGCCCGCCGTACTCGCGGATCCGCAGCGAGTTCTCGGGGTCGATGCCCATGGCGCGGAGGAATGACTTGATCGCGTGCTGCGTGCCCTTTGACCTGACGACTTGGGGCATGTTGATCAACACGCGGCGCAGTAGCTCGTTCTGAACAACCTTCAACGGAAATGCGGAAGTCGCGATCTCGTAGCCTACGTTCTCGGCGTTGACGTATTGGTCAATCGTCGCACCGCCGAAGAGGGGAGGCAGGTGGAACCCGTATGCACGGACAAAGTCATACAAGAAGTTGTTGGGAGAGTTATCGTGACCCGTGTAGTCAAGGTAGCGCAGGGCGCTGAACGAATCGAGGTACAGCTTCATCTCATCGAAGAAGCGTGCCCAGATGTAAAGGAACGACAGGACGATCTGCTGCGACGAGGCCTTGCTTTGGCCCGGCATGCCCGTGCCCCCGTAGGGCGCCAGTGGTTCTGTCCAGTCGACAGTTCCATCCTGTGCATCGCCCTCGAGGAGGTAATGCTGTGGAACCAGCCTGGTGATCAAATTTGGATTGTGCTTGTCGTATTCAGACGCAGACGCCAGAAGTTGGGTGTTTAGGTTGACTGTCGTTGGATAGGCCGGGAACAAGACGGGGTACGTCTCTGGCTTCTCATAGATCATCAAGCTCGCAGGATCCTGACTAGCGTCATGCCTCAACGTGGGCTCGAAATTTGTGATCAAAGCATGCAACGAGTTGCCGCTCGAATCTAGAACAATGGCATTGACCGGGTCGTTGGGATCAGGCGTCAGCGGAGGAGGTGGCTCATTGAAACGGTAGTAGAGCTTCAGGTCAGGCGTTGCGTAGATCGCCTTCTTGGCATAGAGCTCCTGTTGATTGACTGTCCGAGCCGAGTGAAAGACACGCAGCTCATCAAGAGAACCGCTGAACGTCGTCTTGGGAATGACGTCAGTGGCACCCAACGAGATCATGGTGCCCGTTCCGATCAGCACGTCAGAGGCGTCGATGTCGAGCTCTCCGATGTTACTGCTCATACGTGAGCGTTCCTGCAACACCTCATCGACGTAGAAGTCGACGAAGTCGGTGGTCGACTCGCGGTTCAACGTCACGCAGACGTGATTGAAGCAACCCTTGCGGAGGGTTGCAGCTGCTGTGACATAGCTGCTGCCAGAGACGACAGCAAATCGTGCCACACATGAACCCGTCGAGATTGACTTCTCAAGGTACAGCGACAGGCCTTGCTGCGAACCCGACAACTTCTGAAAAATTGTCGAGACGCTATTTGTCTTAGGCGGCAGGAAAACGTTGAGCTCTAGGGTGAACGAGACGCCATCCTTGGGATTGATGACGCCTTCACCCGACTTTTTCTTGGAGATTTCTGGGTACAACGCGCCAGCGAAATCGTTGAGCTTGATCCAGCTGCCCAACGTTCCGTCGACGTCCTCTCCGTACTGCGTACCTGAGAACATCAACTGGCCCTTGAACTTCGGAAACTGATCGAAGACCCACCTATCAAAGCCCGTCAGACGCTCAAAGAAGGCTTCGATCTCGGCCCGAGAACCGTCGAACGGGTAACCGTTGATGACCTGGTCAAACGCTAGATTGACCTTTGCCTCGGCCGACGAGAAAAAGGTGTGATTCTCGAACTTCGACCAGTCGATGTTGAGCTGCTGCGTGTTCTTCAGCGGCGCATTCGTCGGATCATAGAGAAATGACGAGGTACTCTGTATGTTGGTATGCTTCACCTCGCTGAACGTCAACTGAACGGGTTTGTTGTCCTCGAGCGCTGACCTCAGGAAAGAGGGAATGTAGGGTGAAGCTGTGTTCGGCATGCTGGCGACTCGAACTTACTGTACTGGGTTGACTTTGAAAACTCCGGACGCTGCTGGGTGCCGCTGCTGCGTGCCTCCCACGATGACCATGACGTCGACGACGTAGCTGCGCCCAGGGTCCAGATTGCTCATGTCCAGTGCGAAGTACATGCCAGAACCGTCGGACGACAACCGCGTCGATCCCTTTGAAGTATCGTACGGGATGACGACCCTGTCAGTTGCAACATCGCGAACTGAATAGAAGGCATCGGAGGCCACGCCCTGCAGACCACCAGGCGATTCGACTGGAATCTTGACCGCTGTGATGCGAGGAGAGGTGTAGTCGAACAGGTTGACGCGGCAGGCCACGATCTCGTCTGCATCGTGCTCAGAGTTCAAACCGTTGACAGTGACGACAAAGTGTTTGGGTGCCAGGTTTCTCGAACCACGCGTAGGTGGATAGACTGTGATGGCAGATGATGCAGTCAAGAACGCCAGCGTGCCATCGAGTGAACCCCAGATCGGTGTCAAGTTGATGCTCGAGCCAGAGGCAACCATCGCCGCTGCGATTACAGGATCTGATGATGGGATGAAGACGTTGACATCATACTCACCGACAACAGGATTTACGCCAGCACTGTGTTGGCTGCCCGTGAACACCAGCTCATAGACGCCGCCCGAGACGGGCAGTTGCAGCTTCACGATCAGACAATTGGAGCCAGTGACCGGTGAGCTGCCTGACATCAGGTTGGCAGGCCTTCCCTTGTCATAGTTCCACATGAACAGGTTGCTGTTAGAATCCAACGTCAATCCCTCGGAATCATCGCGGATTGAGTCATCGAATCCTACAAGTAGCCGCGGCCGCTTCGAGTCGTCGTAGGCGTGCCGTGAAGCAAACCTCTTGACGAAGCGGGTGTATTCATCATTTTCTTCGGCTGCAGTGAATGCGATGCGGAATCCAGCATCTGGAACTGTTCCCGACAGGATACCTTTGATGATAGGAGTGACGTCGACCAGCAGGTCCTCTTCGCCCGTGACGAATGACTGTGTGGCCTCGAGATCTGTGAAGTAGTCACAGGGTCCGGGCAGCGTACCAGAGGCTGTGCAACCAGCTCCCAACCATGGGTTACCGCGTGAGGCTGTCAAGAAGTTACATTCGTCGTAGTCACTGTAGTAGACCACGTCTTTGCCACGACCTTCATCAAACGACTGCGACAACGGTGTTACCGACAAGGTGAAGTTGTCGGGCGTCGGTTGGCCACCGTAAACGTCGAACAGGTGAAGTTTGGCCCAAAAGCTGCTGTCAGTTGGATCAATTGAACCTGCGGTGACGGCCTGTTTGAGGGCCGTCAGGTCGAAGTGAACCAGCAACCTCGACAACTCTGTATTGGGAACGCTGCCTGACGAGGTCGCGCCATACAGCTTGAAGACATCGAGGGTGCCAGCGATGCCAGTGTTTGACCCGTAGGCCCGAACACCCTTGACCACGCGATCATTGATGTAGGCATCTTTGTCAGCGCGCAGTGACTTGAACATCAGACCACCTTACCCAGAATGTCGACTTCGGGGTAACGTACCTCGAAGATTCCGCCAGGAGGCGGCAAAATGATTCCCCTAACCGTGTTGCTGGCCACGTCAAAGGTGTCGTTGCTGTAAGTTCGGTTGTTGACGGTGCCCGTGATGCTGTTGAACTGCACGCGGTCGACCGCAACGATGCCAGAAACCGAGAAGATCGTGTTGACGATGTCAGAGACGATCAAAGGCTGATCGATGTGGTAGTTCTTGATGTTGAACGTCGACTGCAACTTGGTCAGGACGTTTTGCAGCACCGTGCTCTTGTTCAAGGCAGGATCAACGACGACCTCAAAGTCCAACGTCAAGTTGATGATCCGAGCATCCAGGATGTCGATGGCGTCTGAGATCATCCTGTAGGGATTCAAATACTTCTGCAGGTTGGTCTTCAGAGTGTCAGGCGACGTGATTAGCTTCTGTTCTGGTGACCGCGAGACGATGAACAGCTGCGTGGCCAGTGGGTTGTTCGAATTCGACTTGACAGATGCGCGAAAGACGCGACCGAAGTTGGATGGAATCGTGTAGACTCGAGCGACCAGATCCTCACGGGAAACGATGCGCTCTTGGCTGTTCCTGACCGACGGGATCAAGGCCTTCAGGTCGTCCGCCGAGGGCGCGTCCTCACCGCCAGATGCTTGGATCAGGTTGGCACACTCCATCGTGTTGCGGACCTGCGCCGCGATGGCAGCAGGCGGATTGCCGGGAAAAAAGAGGTTGGCGATCTTGATCGTCTTGATGCTACCTGCAGAGACGTTGTGATTCAGGCCGCCGCCGTAGCGATAGTCGACGGTCACTGTCGTGTTGACAGCAGCCACGCCCAGAGTTTTGGTCTGCAGCAACTGCTGCGGATTGACTGAAATCCGCGAGAAGGTGCGAGAGTACGGAAACGAGATCGCAAACTCTGAGGGATCGGGAATGACGTCGTCTTCTAGACTGTCAGCGCTGCCGCCGCCGAACGTTAGCACTGTGCGCCGTGTTGCCAAATCGACGTCAGAGGTGTACCTGTAAGGCGCCGGAATGACCTTGATCGATTCTGGTACGATGTCATTGTCACTGGCGGTGTTCAGGACGTTGCGGTAAACGACATCGTGGCTCAGGGCCGAGACCTGGTAGTAGATGTTGCCCAGCGTGTCTGTGACGTTGATAATGTCAGTGACGTTAGCGTTGCTCAACGTCAACTGCCTAAACGGGACAAACGCTTGACTGATCGGAAAGGCGTCCTGTCCAACCTTGCCTGAAACGCAGAGGCCTGTTTGGGCCATGATGAAAGTTCGAGGCACGCCGGCCGGAGACTTGTTTCCCACTTTGACGGTGGCCTTGAGTGATCCATCGGCGCGTCGCGCGCCGAAGTCGATGTCCTCGAGGAGGATGAACTCAGTTCCGTTATCAGCGGTGAAGATCGTGTTCATCTGCATCACCGGGATGCAGTCGGGCCGCGGGCCGATTGAGTTGCCGATGGCGGCAGCCGGAACCTGGATATAGACTGTGACAGGAACCAACGCGGGTGCTGCTCCAGTGATCGGGACGCCTGCTGTTCTGAGGTGACGCTGAATGTTGTTTGTCTCGACTGCAGTCTCGGGATTCAGTTCCGAGTACTGGTGATCGAGGTAGAACGACATGTTGTCGCCCACGTAGGCCGCCATGTCAAGGAACAAGCCACCCAGTGACGCCTCTGAAAAGTCACGCAACCTGTCAGGGTAGTACAACCGAGCGTACTCCAACAGCTGCGCGCGCAGACTGTCAAAGTCTTTGCCCAAATACTTCCGTTGCCTGACAGGCACGATGTCGTCACGCTTTAGCGCCATTGGTTCACCGTCAACCGTAAGTATCGTATCCTAACGCGTGGGCTACCGCTCACATCGCGTAGAGATTGATCTCAAGCAGTTTATTGACGATGTTCAACGTTGGGACGCTGTAGGTGATCTTGATGTTAACGTGAGCAGTGTTCTTGTTGTCAGTGCGATCCGTGTTGGACAGGTAGTTCTCGAGGGAGACGTAGGGCATCCACCGCGAGACCGCGTTGGAGATTCTGTCAATCGCCTTGCCGTCGAAATCATCGAGTGAGACGAACTCTGCCATCAGAGGTCGCAAGTTCCCACCAAAATCGTAGAGGCCCAAGCGCTCGCCCCAGTTGGTCAACAACAGGTTGCGCAGGTTATCGTGTACAGTGTCAGCCAGATTGTCGTAGGTGGCCACGATCTCGGTCCCGTCGCCTTCGTTCAATTGTAGAGGCGTTCGGATGCCAATGGGCGTCTTGCTGCTCTCGAGTGTCTCGACGAGCTTTTGCTCTTGCGTCTTGCCAGAGCTCTTGAATGAATACACGGCCATGATCTATCTACCATCCTCAAGCCGCCGGAGGCGTCTCTCCGTTTGACCGAGCCACGGCACCCACCATCCCACCGGGCGCAGCACCCAATGTTGATCCGATGGCGGCATAGACGATGCAATTTGCAGTCTTACGCAGTAGAACCAACGCAACAGTTGCCATCATTGTCGGCATGGGCGTCAGCTTGAAGGCCGGATTACCCAGGACGAGCGGGCCCAATGCGTCGGTAAATGCCTTGCAGAGTCCCATCTTGGGAAATTGTAGGATGGCCGTCGGAATACTAAGCGTGAAATTCAGGAAGACTTCGGGCAGCTTCGGGACAAGGTCGAACACCGCCGTCAGGGTAAACGATAGCCTGGAATCATCAATCTGAGGCAGCTCGAACTTTGGCATCGGGATAGCAGGCGACACCGGAGGCGGGAACTGGATGTCCAGCGAGGGCAACTTTGCCACGATTTCTGGAAGGGCTAGTTTAGCAGCGATCTTGGGCGACCATGCTGGAATATCGGGAGGCAGTGACACGTCAATGTCAAAGTC